AGATACTTATTCAAGCTCCACAGTGAACGTCTTCGCAGATCACGCTGGAAGCTAGAATATCCATTAGAGGAAGCTCTAAACACAGAAGACATTATTTCTCTGTCTGATAGCCAGATTCTCAGATTCATTGATGAACTCAACGGAGACACCAGTGAAGCCAGAGAAGAAGAAGCTTCTTATATAAAGAAAGAAATCAAGCGTCTCAAAAAATCTGATTCTTCTAAGAAAGATACTCTCATAGCAAATCTCTATAAAAGATTCTATAATCTTCAATTTGTTCCAGATTACATGTGTCTGATCATTGATAAAATGTCTGATTATAACAGAGCCAATAAAGGCTTTTCTATCAATGGAATAAAATATCACAGACTCCTAGGCACCAACGGGGGTGTAAAGAATTCTACTATTGTTTATGTCTCTGAAAGACTATATCCCCAGCTCTATGAGCGTCTCTGTTGCGGCAGGAACCTAGAACAAAAATTTGTGCCAGCTAAACTTGAAGCGTACCAAGCACTGATCTGTTCCGGTAGTATTCCAGTAAGTATGCCGAAAGGGATCATAGTCGTTCCTGATTGTATCACTCATTTCACAGAAGACATTATTCGTGTAGATGACTCTCAGTCTGATGAACCAATAGTAGAGTTCCTCAAGGATCAAGAAATAGAGCTTACGGAATCAGACGGTTACGGAATCATGCTTCCATCACTCTCTTACCGTTGGGCAAGAGAACTTGACGAAGAAGAAGATTTTTTATCTGGTTGTAATCTCAGAGGACTCCCATGGACAAAGGGCATGGTTTTCACAATGGATTACTTAGCTTTTGGGGAATCTATAGCGAAAAACTTCTATATAAAAGATGCTTGGGGAGACATGAGAGATATCAGAGAGTCTGAACTGATTATTACTACTTCTATGCTTAAATTATGGGATTCCTACTCTTCTTTCGAAGATTACTGGTCCAATGTAAAAAAATATCATTATCAGATATCTATAGCCAAGACTGCTCCTGCAAGACTTGATGAGTACAGAAGCACAAATTACCAGTTCCTGCAGAATTACCACCTTACACCGGAAGAAGTAACTGAATTGGTCCGTCCCACAGTAGAAGAAATTCAAGAAATCCTTGGATTAGACTACAGGAAGTCACTCCTATTTCTGAGAGGAACAAATCTTACAGAAGATTCCTATATTGATGAAGAGCCATATATCAACGCTCTCATGATTGAGCCACAGATGATTCATGATCCTTACATCAGAGACAGAATTTACAATATGATAAAGAAAAAAATCAGACAGGCTAAGATAGGGGTTCTTAAAGTAAGGGGTAACTTTGCCATCATCGGAGGGGATCCGTATAGCTTGATGCAGAGTATCTTTGGTTTACCGGTCACAGGATTGCTCCACGCTGGGGAATGCTGGCATAAACATTGGCTTGATCGAGGAGTCAGCGAGGTCTGCTGCTTCAGAGCACCTATGACAAGCAAATACAATGTGCGTAAGCTTAAGATAGTAGGGACTCCTGATATGACTTATTGGTATAGATATATAAACACATGTATGTTGTTAAACTCATGGGATAGTACTAAGGAAGCTCTCAATGGAGCCGACTGCGATGGAGATTTAATGTTCACTACTAATAATGACATCTTACTTAAGCATACAGAAAACTTACCTCCGATCTATTGTATTCAGCGCAAAGGAAACAAGGTAGTTCCGACTGAGACAGATATGATACAAGCTAATAAAGGTTCTTTCGGTGATGCGATTGGTCCTATTACTAATGTTATCACTTCACAGATATGCTTACAGGCAAGGTTCCCGAAAGACAGTGAGGAATATAAAGTCTTAGACTACAGGATATTGTGTGGGCAGCTGTTCCAACAGAACTCTATTGATAAAGCTAAAGGAATCATCGCTAAACCTATGCCAAAACATTGGTATGATAATAGCTACAACCGTATAGAAGAAACAGATACACCAGAAGAAATAACTAAGAAGGAATTCAATCAGAGAATTTGTGCAGATAAGAAGCCGTACTTCTTCATCTACAACTACCCTACTCTCATGAAGGAGTACAAAGACTACATCAAAACATCGGATGCCGTGAGCAGGTCCAGATTTAATATTACACTGGAAGAGCTGCTGTCATCACAAGAGTTGACTGAAGAACAGGCAGAGTTTCTTAAATTCTATAAAGAATTCTATCCAGTCAATGCAGAAACCTGTGTAGTCAATGAACTCTGTTGGGAAATTGAGAAAACACTGGCTAATGTAAAAGAAAGTAAGGTACCGTTTGACAGTTCTATTCTGAAGTCAGATGCCACCTACACAAATAAGGATAAGGCTTTTATAAAACGTATCTATGATAAATATAACAAAACTTATGCAAACAGAATGAGCCGCCATAGCTCTGTGTATGAAGATACTTCTTTAGCTCCTATTGGAATGACTTTTGAATCAGAGTGTGCAGAATATGTTCCAGACGCAGAAAAGCTTTGTAACATTCTGGTTGATTTGGGATATAACACAAAAAAGGGTAAGACTTTCGTCTGGGAGATGTCCGGAGATACTATTATTGATAACCTTCTTTCTCGGACAGATGGTTATGCGCAGTTTCCTGTAAAGGATCCAGACGGTGATATAGAGTTTTGCGGCGAACACTTCTCAATGAAAAAAGTAAAAATGAAAGGCGAAGAATAATGGATTTAATACTCAATGAAAAACAATATATAGAAAAAATGTTAGAACTCGGTGATTGTAGTCCTAAAGATTTAGGAGCAAACATAGCTCTTCTAACTAGATATATGTATCAGGAAAAGTATACTCAGAAAGAAATTTATAATGGTATAGAAGAATTTGCTTCCAAAGTAGATTCTGATTTTGATATCAATAACTGGTACTCATTTATAGACAAATGTATTGGTAAAGCTAAGAAGAGAGATCTGTTGAGCATTGATTATATACCTATTACGCAGAAAGAGTTAGATACTATCAAGGAAATCAAGAATCCTGCCAGGGAAAGACTTGCATTCACTCTTTTAGTCATTGCCAAGTTTAACAATCTAAAATCAGAAACCAATAATAACTGGATCAATTATTCTATGGACGTATATTTCAACCTTGCCAGAGTAACTTGTAAAGTAGATGATCGTCCGTACATGATTTATGACTTAAAGGAATTGGGGTTAGTTGAAGTGAGTAAAAAGATAACTCGCTTCAATATAAGAATCACATTTGTTGATAATGAGTCTGATCCGGTGCTTAAAATTACAGATATGCGTGAGTTGGGCTATCAGTATCAGAACTTAGGTCCGAAGTCTAAGATAAAACTGTGTAAACGCTGCGGAAAGCCGTATAAAGTGAAATATTCTAAAGGCGGTTCGCCTTATTGCACCGATTGCCAGAATAAAAGTGCCAAGGATGAAACAAAACTTATTACGTGTGATTGTTGCGGTAAAGAATTTATTGCAGTATCCAAAAATAATCGTTCTGTACTTTGTTCCGAATGTCAACAAAAAAATGATCGAAAAAATCATAGGAAGCGTCAGGCCCGCTATATGGCGCAAAAATGACGCTATCAAATTAAACCAATGTCTCCGCAAATGCGCTCTACAGGCGTGTTTGCGAGATTTCGTTGATTGAGTATATATGAAAGGGAAGGTATAAGGATGAAAAACAATAATAGACTTTATTTTGCCAGACAGAAATTTTTAGGAAAATGTCCTGTCTGTGGGAAAACATTGAAAAAAGTAGACGGAGTAAATATCCTCCGCTGTGACAACGCAGTCTGTTCCGGAGTGACTGTGAGAAGAAATGGGGAGTCTTCTCAGGAACCTTACTACAGGATGCTGAATGACAGGGGTATGGAAATCTACGAACATCTATTTAATAAAAAATAAATTATAGAAAGAGTTGATTATTATTAAACCGATTTCTAAGAAAGAAATTGAAAAACTAATGGACAAAGGTATCATTAGAAACACGCACAAAGGTTACATTAACAAAAAAGGATATCATGTAGGATATTATAAGACCTCAGGCAACAACAGATATATTGAGGACTACTATGCTGATAAAGCAAAATCACTGTAAAGGAGTGCCTAACTATTACTAAATTTTATGATACCAATGCTCTCCTGAATCTCCAGGAGGCAGCATTCAAAGAAAGATTCTTCATCTCTGATGAAACTCTTAGAGAAATCGAAAATATCAAAACATCCTCTCGGAAAGATGAGGATATCAAATACAAAGCTAGACATATAGCTCGTCTTTTAGATCAGAATCATGATCAGTATTCCGTAATAAATTATAATTTTGAAATGGAAAAACAGCTGTTAAATTTCGAATTGGATCCAGTCAGACCAGACAACAGGATTGTTTTTAGTGCTTATACTCTATCTAAAGCTCAGGATATTGAATTCATTTCAGATGATTTGTGCTGCAAAAATATTGCAAGAAAAGTCTTTAACCTGCCAGTGTATGGAATCGTAGAGCCTACTAACGAGATATATAAAGGATATAAAGTAATTAAAGGTGATACTAATGCTATCAATCAGGCTATGGCTGAACTAGATTATTCAACTTGGCATATCAATGAATATCTCATTATTGAAAATACCGATGATGGCACCACTAAAGAAATGCGCTATGACGGTCAGGGGTTTGTGGCATTAAAACTGCCATCTTCCAAATTTATTAAAGCAAAAAACTCCTTACAACGTTGTGCATTAGATATTTTGAATAATCCAGATATCACTATTGCGGCTATTCTCGGTGGTTACGGCAGCGGAAAAACTTATCTTTCTATGCAAATGGCACTATACAATGTAAAGGAGAAAGGCAGAAATAGTAAAATCTTAGGTGTACGAGAAGTTTCTGGTGAAGGTAAAGAGATCGGATTCCTTCCAGGCGACATGGAAGATAAAGTTGGGAGATTCTTTGAACCACTCTCTCAGTCTCTTAATGGCGGAGAGTTTGAATTACAGAGTTTGAAAGTATCTGGTGTGTTAGATACTAATGTACCGTTCTTTATGAAAGGTACTACTTATAATGACACTGTTATTCTCTGTGATGAAGCAGAAGATTTATCAGAAAGTCAAATTAAACTTATTGGTACACGACTCGGAGAGAACAGTAAAATTTATCTTGCAGGTGATTATAAACAATCCCTGTTAAGTAAAACGATTAATAATCCTCTCATTAAAATGTGCAATGAGTTTAAAGGAAATGAAAAATTTGGATGTATCTATCTTGGAGAAGATGTGCGATCAGAAACCAGTAAACTCTTCGCTGATCTTTTCGAAAAGGATCACTTCTAAAAATATAAGGATTACAAGGAGAAACATATGGAAGAATTATTTGATTTTCCAATTATGAAAAGTGGAGTAGATGAATTAGTTGCTGATATCATCAAAAGCAACTATGACAATCGTAGATTAATCATTAACGATGAAATCAATAACAATCTATTAGAGTCCATCTGTTTATATATTTTGAAATATAATCAGGAAGATAAAGATGTTCCTGAAGATAAAAGAAAGCCTATTTGGATTATTTTAAATTCAGTAGGTGGAGTCGTAAACTTCGGAATGGGACTCATTGATTGTATTAAACATAGTATCACACCTGTTTATTGCTTAATAATTGGAATGGCTGCAAGTATGGCAAGTTATATTCCAATGGTTTGTGATAAATCATATATCTTTCCTAATAGTACAATTTGTATTCATGATGGACAAACCGGTATTATGCAGACTTCCAGAAAAGCAAATGACATCATGAATTTTTATAATAAATGTGATGAACGATTAGCTGAACTTGTATATGCCAATACCTCTATTACCAAAGATTTTTTAGACGGTATTGCTGATCGAGAATATTATATGTTCCCAGAAGAAGCTAAAGAATTGGGAATTGTTGATACTATTGTTGGCGTTGACTGCCCTATTGATGAAATATTATGAAATATTCCAAAAAGGAATTGATTGCTAAGGTTTCAGAAAAAACAGGCTATCAAGAAGAAAATATAGCTGAAATATATGAAGCTTTAGAAGAAACTGTGTATGATTTACTCCTGTCAGCAAATGAACATAAGGATGTAGAAATTCGACTGTTCACAGGATTTGGTATGTTTAGTAAATTAGTACCAAGTCATGAGAAAAAGATGCCTGACGGAGAAATTAAAACAATAGAACCTACTTTAAAATTCTCTGCACGTTACAGTGCTCGCTGGAGGAAAGATAATATTAAAGAGTACAGAGAAGCTTTAAAATTGTGGGAAAGAGTGAAAGGAAGAAAAGGATGAATGGAGTAGAAATTAAAACAACAACTACTACCCAGATGAAAATCAAGAAGGCTACAATTGATGAACAGGGAGCTGTTTACGTAGATGGCGAGGTAGTTGATCTTATCAATGCACTGAAGAATACATTTGAAGGCTGTATTTTTGATTTAGCTGTCACAGAAAAAACAGAGGTCCCTGTAGAGGACTGATGTTGAGTGTCCTGTGGTATATATTGCATTGAGAATAAAATAAATCACAAAAAGTATGTTGGTCAATCTATTGATATTAAATCACGATGGACTCAGCATAGACATACAAGTTCTTTAGTAAGAGATACATTTCTTTATAGAGCAATGGATAAATACGGTGTTGAGAACTTTGATTTTTATATACTTGAAGAATGCCAACCTGACGAGTTAGATATTAAAGAAATTTATTGGATAGCTACATTAGATACATATAATTATGGGTATAATATGACTCTTGGTGGATCAGGCTTGGTAGGTTACAAAGCTTATAATAGAAACTGTATTCCTAAAAATTTTGGAATGCTTTCTAATGGTGTAGACGAAACTGTACCTATTATAAAGTTAGATACTAACTATGAAGTGTTAGAGTATTATGTAAGCGTACAGGACTGTGCCAGAGCTAATGGCATAGCTTCCACAAACATTTCTAAAACTGCATCAGGGAAAAACAATACATGTCATGGATATATTTTTATGTATTTCAATGACATTAAGGATATGACCACTGATGAAATTATTTCTTATAGATTACATCAAAGAAAGAATTATAAAGATTCTACCCTAAAATCTATAGATCGAATCTCCTCTTCTGGAGAAATTATCAATAATTATGAAAGTATTAGTCAAGCAGCTAAAGAATTAAATTTAGATCCATCTTCTATAAGCAAGGTGTGTAAAGGAAAACTAAAACAAACTCACGGCTATAAATTTAGATATGCCGTAGTAAATAATAAATAGGTAATTGCGAAACAAGTTCGCAATCCTGACTAAAAAGCGGTAAGAATCCTGCAACGCAGGATTCTTAAGATGAAAAATAGGT